AGAAAGAGTAACAGCAGCAGAGATAAATCTTATGGCACAAGAGTTAGAGAATAGTCTAGGTGGTATCTACAGTATCTTGACCCAAGAGTTCCAACTTGTATATTTAAGAAGACGTATGCACTTATTAGTAAGGGCAGGTAAAGCACCAAAGCTACCAGATAATTTAGTTAAACCAAAAATAGTAACAGGACTACAAGGTCTTGGTAGAGGTAATGATAGAAACAAACTTATAGAGTTTATTGGAACTGTAGCTCAAGCACTTGGACCAGATGTAATGAGACAGTATGTAAATGTAGACGAAGCTGTAAAAAGACTAGCTACCAGTATTGGTATAGATACTGCTAACCTGATAAAAACACAAGAAGAAATCCAAGCCGAACAACAAGCTATGCAACAGCAAGAGCTTATTCAAAGTCTTGGACCAGCAGCTTTAGGTTCACGATTGCTAGACCCTAAAGTCAATGCTGAAGCTGGTTTAGCTGAAGCACAAAACCAACAAATCCAACAAGGAGGACAACCCAATGCCAACCAAGAAGAACAGTAGGAAACGTGACGAAGACGGTAAGTTCGTTTCTGAAAAAGCTGTAGTAAGTAGACTAGATGAAATAGAAGAGAATCCTGTACCAAAGAGAAAAGGAGAGTTCCCTACTAGACATGGTGGAACAATCACTTATAGTTAAAAGAAAATCATTATGACTTCATCACAAGTAAATGTTTCTGAAACTCCTCCTGTTAGTCGAGAAGATTTAGAAACTCTAGCTAAAAATGAAACTGATGAAAACGGTCTTATCCTTGGTAAGTTTAATTCAGTTGAAGAATTAGCTGCAAGCTACAAAGAATTAGAAGGTAAGCTTGGTCAACCTTCAGATCAAGAACAAGCAGAAGAATCAGATGCAGTTGACCTGCCTGATGGTTATGAAGACAACTATCTTCCAGATGGAAGCGTAGACTATGGCACAGTAAAAGAAAATTATGGAGAGACTTTAGCTGCAATTTTTGAAGAAGGTAACATTGACCCATACAAAATAAGTGCTGAGTTTCACAAGAACCAAGGTGAGATTCCAGAAGATATGTACCAATCCTTATTAGATGCTGGTCTATCTAAACCTGCTGTCGATTCTTATCTCACTGGTCGTGCAGCAGAAATGGGATATACAGAAGGAGGTGATAGTGTTGAAACTATACCGCCAGCAGGTGTGCAAGAAATAAGAGATTCTATTGGTGGTGATGAAGCCTATGGCAAGATGGTTGATTGGGCTGTCAATAATTTACCAAAGCAAGAGATATCAGACTTTAATGATGCAACTAAAACTATGACCGCACCACAGCTTAAACTAATGGTGCAAGGTCTATTTACACAATACCAAAATGCTATGGGAGTAGAACCAAACCTTATCAGTGGAAGGCCAGCTTCAAGTGGTCCAAATCCATACAGATCAACAGAAGAAGTTAAGGCTGCTATGCGTGATCCTCGCTATGGTAAAGATGTAACTTACACTCAAGACGTTTACGCTAGACTAGAAAAGAGTGATGTCTTTGGTTAATGGCTAAGTTATGTGCTAGAGGTAAAGCAGCAGCAAAGCGTAAGTTCAAGGTCTACCCTTCTGCTTACGCTAATGCTTATGGTGTTAAAGTTTGCAAAGGACAAGTCAAAGGATCAGATGGACAGAAACGAACTGCGTCTGGGTACACAAGAAAATCATTGAGGATTAGCTAATGAGTGGTCGCTATCTTACTGGCTCAGAAAAAAGTTTAGTCAATATGCTTTTTCAACAAGCAAAGAAAAAAGGTAACACAAAAGAAATGAATCGTTTAAAAAAAATGTACGGTATGTTTGTTGATTTAGTCTAATGAGTCTTAAAAGATGGTTTGATGAAAAATGGGTTGACGTAAAAACTGGTAAGCCTTGTGGCCGCCAGAAGGGTGAGAAGCGTAAAGGCTACCCTGCTTGCAGACCTTCCAAAAGAGTTAGTAGTAAAACTCCAAAGACTACAAAAGAAATGAGTAGCAGTGAAACAAAAAAATTCAAACAAAGTAAAACCAGTAGTAAACGTATAGCGTATAACCATAAAAGAAAAACAAGAGATAGTTTAAAAATTGCGTAATAGTGTTATATTTGGAATAGCTTACATTTTTTATGTCTAAGGGAGTATCTCTTACCAAAAAGGATAAAGACCCCACAGGTGGTCTTACTGCTAGAGGTCGGAGAAAATACAACCGAGCAACAGGTGGAAACTTGCAAGCACCTGTTACTAAGACAAGTGGACTTTCTCCTAGACAGAAAGCAAGAAGAAAATCTTTCTGTGCCAGAATGTCTGCGGCAAAAGGACCATTAAAAAAAGATGGCAAGCTAACTCGCAAAGCTCTTGCATTACGCAAGTGGAATTGCGGTTCAGTATAAATTCTTGAGACAGATAGCTTATATGACATGAGTGCCTGTTGCGACAGATAACGCTTGTGAAATATGTGCGACAGTTTAGGAACTTTGTACGCTAATCAATCTATTAATCCAAGGAGAACAAAGTGGCTAATGCTACCGTATCTCGTCTGGGTTTGGTTAACAATACAGGTACCAACTTTGATGCCCTGTTCTTAAAAATCTTCAGTGGAGAAGTTCTAACTTCGTTCTCTGAAAACAATATTTTTAACGAGCAGCTTCATTCAGTTCGCACTATTACAAGTGGTCGTAATGCACAGTTTCCAGTTTTGGGTACTGCTACTGCCGCATATCATACAGTGGGAACACCTTTAGTAGGTGCTAACCAAATCAAGGCGAATGAAAAATTAATAGCTGTTGACGATATGTTAATAGCCCAAAGTTTTATAGCGAACATAGATGAATTAAAAAATCACTATGACGTTAGAGCTACATACGCATCTGAATTAGGAAAGGCTTTAGCCAGAACCTACGATCAGAACGTAGCCAAGGTAATTGCTAATGCTTCCAGAGCTTCTGCTAACTTAAGCGGTGGTCAAGGAGGTACAGTTCTTACACTGCCTACAGGTAATACATCTTCAGCAAACGTATCAGGTGATGAAATAGCTGCTGCTATTTATGATATCGCCCAATCATTTGATGAAAATGACATTCCTCCTACAGATAGATTCTGCGTTTTACCTCCAGCCGAATACTACAAACTTGCTGAATCTGCCACAAGAACAGTAGACGTTGACTTCAACCCACAAGGTAATGGTTCGTTTGCTTCTGGTAGAGTTCAACAAGTTGCTGGCATCCCAATAATGATGTCAAACAATGTACCTCAGAGTAACGTAGCTTCTAGCCCTAGTGGTACAAACAACAGTTATGCAGGTGACGATAGTAAGACTATTGGTTTAGTCTTCCATAAGTCTGCTGTGGGTACTGTTAAACTACAGGACATGACTACAGAAATCTCTGGTTCAGATTACGGTATAATGTATCAAGGCACCTTAATGGTTGCTAAGTATGCGTTAGGTCATGGAATCTTAAGACCAGAATGTGCAGCAACAATTAAATTGTCTGCTTCATAATCTACCTAAATTCATAAAATGGGGTATTCTATTATTAGATACCCTTTTTTTTTATGCCAGAAGGAAAAGCTTACGATATTAAAAAAAAGAAAAATAAAAAGAAATCTAAGATGAAATCAAACTCTAGAGATTCTTTAAAACTCACAAAAAAAAAGTATTAAAAAATGGCTGTAGCTGCAACCACTGAACTTGAAGCAATTAATATAATGCTTGCTGCTATAGGCGAAGCACCTGTTAATAAACTGACAGGTTCGCTTCCTGTAGATGTAGCAATTGCACAATCAACTTTAGTAGAAATTAACAAAGCTGTTCAAGCTGAAGGGTGGTCTTTTAATACTGAGATAGATGTAACCTTAACTCGTGATTCAGCTAATCAAATTATTTTACCTACAGATGTTTTAAGAGTAGACGCTAATATTCATCAACACCCAACAATAGATCCAATACAAAGAGGTTTGAAATTATATGACAGATTAAATAATACTTTTACTTTTGAAGAAGACCTTATTTGTACTGTAGTTTATTTTCGAGAATATTCAGAGATACCAGAACCAGCAAGAAGATATATAGTTATTAGAGCTGCAAGAATATTTGTAGATAGACTTGTAAGTGATGAAGGTTTAAGAACTTATACACAACAAGATGAAGTTAGAGCTAGAGCTGTTTTAATGGAGACAGATTTAAATAATGGAGATCATAATATTTTAAGAGGAGATCCATCTTTAACAAACGTATTCAGTACATATAGTCCAGCTAACGGATTAATAAGGTAACTATGCCAGTTGTATCA